TGCATCAAGGGCGTCAATGGCTGGCACGACAGGAACCATTGTCGTGGCGTCTGTCGGAAAGTGCGCTGTCTGGCGATCCGTTGTGACGAATATCTGACCAGGCAAGAGGGCCGATGAAGGGAGGTTGGCGAAAAGTCCGCGTTTCTGCTGAACTGATGGCATTGGGATAGTCCTTTATATGTTAGTTGAAAGTGCCAAGGTCTAACGCGCCGTTTACAAAAAGGCCCGCTGAGCTTGTGGTTAGGAGATTGCCTGCCTGTGGGTCGATGGTGAGCGTAGATGTGCCATCCGCGCCCGGCGGCCCCTGAATACCAACAATCACAACGACAGGTGGCGCGGCCTGCTGGATTACGACGGCGGTCATCGCGTGACCTCCTTGCTGAGAATCACAAGACCCTCAAGCCAACGGGCTGCGCTGGTCGCGCTTGTTACGAATTCCAGATCATAAACGCCATCCGTCAAGATCGTTGCGGTTTCCGCTGCGGTCAGCGTCATTGTCACAACGCCAGTCGCGCCGCCAAACGCCAGCCGATCGTTTGCCGTGGTCAACTCCATGATGATGTCGGCTGATTCCAAGGTCTGGCGAATTTGCATACGCCCGGTCAGCCCCGTCAGATCGACAGGCGTTCCGCCCGCAGTTTGCAGGAACGTCACGACCTGTAAAAAGTCAGAGCCTTGGTAGATTTTCAGATCAACGCGTGCCGGAACAACTGTCATTTTGCCACCTTCACCAGCCAGGATATGACAAAGCCCGCCGAGTCCATCGGGATAACCTCCTGCACGGGCCAATTCACGCCTTCGATCGTCAGCACGTCCGATGTGGATGGGGCAATCGTCACGGCGTGGTTCGCCAATGAATAAACCAACTCACCCGCGCCCAAAGCCAGCCCGGTCCGCTGCGTGTATGCCTTGGATGACGGTTTGGCGACGAATACGTGATTAACAGGCGCGCCGGGTGTGGGGTTCCATGCGGGCCCTGTGGGCTGCCCTGGCCGGGTTATGGTCACATAGACCGGCCCAAGCCCGTCGCCCGCATCACGCCCCGCCTCAGCGTAGGCCAGTGCGACTTCAGCGGCTATTGCGGCCCCGCTCATACCAGCCTCGGGCCGGTTGAACCGATGCCAATGCACTGGCGCAGCATGGTTTCAATTTTGGTGGATCTTGGAACGGACGCGCCGCCCTTGCTGGCATCGCCCGTCACCTGCCATTTGATATCACCCACACCGACAAGAACTTTCTGATCGGCAGGCGTGAATGTCTTGGTCCAGATGCCTGGTGATGCCACCTCAGCAATCGCAGCCTCATAGGTGGCTTCCACGACGTTCGCGCTGTCAACGGTGCATGTCGATCCGTCCAGATAGGTAAATTGGATGTAGTCGGACGCCCGCACCAGCGCCTGCAAAGTCGCGGCGGTGTCAGCGATTACCGTGCCGCGCGCCCCGGCATATGCGATCAGTGCTGTGACGTTGCCGATCATCTTGTGACGCTCCAATGAATGAGCGGGCCATGACAGCCCGCCCGATGGTTATTTTTTGCCGCTTGGCATGACAGGCTGTGCAACCGGCACAAGCCACCCGCTTTCGATCCACCCGGTCACGCCCTCATTCTTTGCCAGATCGGCAGGAATGGAAACGTCGCCACCGAGTTTGACCTCAGTGCCGTCTGGCAGGACCAGCGTGCCAGGGTATGTGCTGGTGTGCTTTGTCATAGTTACAAACCCGTACCATACCGCACTGCCGATGGTGTGCGGATGCTGACAGGTGCAAAGCGGAATGCGCCATATGTCCGCACCTCAAGCCCTACGGCCTGAGGTGAGAGGAACATCAGCGGCATAGGCATATGCAATTTCACCACCGAAGGATCGTTCCGGTAAACCACCATGCGGTTGACCAGATTGTGGTCTGCCATGATGTTCAACGGCAGACCGGTCTGCGCGGTGTAGACGTTGGCGCGCCGGATGAAGTCCAGAACGGTCGTGTCGCTTTCTGCGGCAAGCTGGCGGGTGGCCAGATCCCCGAACTGAGCGATCGGCAGCACAATGGTATCCGCCACCTGCGTTCCCAGGCTTCCCGACTGAACGCCGGTCAGCAGGCCGTTGACAAATGCGAGGATTGCCTGAGGCGTGGACAGTGCGAAGGTCGCCGCGCTTGCCACCGACGTGATGCCCGTAGTGTTGAAGAACCCTTCAATCCCCAGTTCAGCATTGCCGATGAGCGCCGTGCTGTTGACCAGCATCTCATACGCCATCCGCGCCGCATTGGCCGCCTCAGTGGGCAGATTCATGCCCGTCTGTGCAGCCGCGCCAATTTCCTCAATCGAATAGGAATACATCACGCCCGCCATGTTGACGGTCTGTTCAAACTTGCCGGTCGTCACATCAACGCGAGGGATGTCGTCGCCCTTGCCGTTGATGAACTTGGCGCGCCCGACCGAATCCTGGGTAAAGAACGTGACGGATGCGGCGAACTGGTTTGCCGACGTGTCCACCTGCATAAGGCGCGGGTAGAGGATCGTCGGATACGGCTTGCGCATCACCTCGGCTTCGATGTGGCTGCGCTGCGAAATGACGTAACCCAGTGCTGCGGGTGCGTCCATGATTTCAATAGGCATTGTTTTGATCCTTAACCCAGATAGACGCGGACAAGATCGCCGTCAGCGCCTGCCGTTTCAAATTTAGCACCGGCAATCGCGACAATACCCGCAGCAACGGCCCGTGCGCCAATAACGCCAGTGGCGACCGTGAATGTGACGGGACCGGCAATCGTGACAGCCCCGTCAGCAACGACCCAAACCGTGCCCTTGCGCAAGATGCCCGCCATTTCGTCCACGACATATTCGTCATCGACCCGGCTCTTGTCAGCGATTGCGATACCCTCGAACCCAACCCCTCCAAGGCGGCAAGTGCCTGGTGTGGTGCCGCTGGCACCGACCGCACGCCCGAATGGGATCACGGCAGTGGTGACCCGCTTGGACACCACGTCTTTGACTTGCTGGCCCTCGGCAATCATGCCTGCGTAGCCAAGGGGCATGACAGCAACAGCCGCCCCGAATGCGTCTTGAATAGGCATGATTTACGCTCCTTTGCCAACAGATTGCAGATAGGCTGTGCCAAGGCCCTTGACGTATTCGGCACGCGCGTCGGTCGCAACCGTCACGCCGGTTTTCAGCGCGTCGGCCACCGGATCACCCTTGGCCGCGTCCTCTGACAGAATGTCAAAGCGCGCATCGACATAGGCGTCAGACTTGCCGGTGATTGCTGCATCGCCCAGAACCGCCACGACTGCGGCTTTGCGGATGGCAGCGTCAGACAGGCCGGTGGTAGCAACGTCCTTGGCGATTGCCTTGGCCTTGCCGATCAGATCAGCCCGGGCCGCAACCTTGGCGTCAAGATCCGCGTCGGACAGGATCGACTTGGCCATGTCGGCAATCTTGGCGTCCTTGGCCGCCAGTTCGGCGTCCTTCTTGTCCATTTCCTCAGCAGCCTTCTTTTCGGCAGCGGTCATGTCCTTCATCAGCTTTTCAAGCGCCTGCGCGCCTGCGTCGGTCGTCACGACGGAAAGGCCGTCGATCTGGACTGTCCGCGTCTGGATGGCGTCTGCCATGATTACGTCCTTTTCGTCTGTGATGGGGGATGCGCCCCACCGCGCTACAGTGCTTGGTTGACTGTCACCGATTCTTGCCAGTGGGCCAGCGCGTCCGGCTGCCACAATAGCAATGTGGTTTCCCACGATGTTTGTTTGCCGCGCCTGATACGCGGTCCCGTCCGGCGCGATCCCGTCGCCCCATACCAATTCCGAGGTATACCCTACGCTCAATTCGCGCTTGCCGTCCTGCACTTTGCGGATCGTGGCGGCGTCGGTCAGCTTGATCCCGATCCGCAGATACTCGCCGTCGCGCAAAACTTCCTCATTGGTGGTGCCGACCGAAACCATACGGGCCGTGTCAGCCGTGACCAGATCGGCGGGGTGGTCATCAGTGACCGGCAACAAGCCGAAGGTTTGCAGGCTGGCCTTGCGGAACACCTCAGACTCGTCGCGGTAAACTGTCACCTTTTCCAAATCGGGACGGTCCAACTCAGAGCCGAGATAGTCTTGCGTGCCGATCCGGGCGGTGCGAACATTGGCGACAAGATACCCTTCGTCTGTGACCCGGGCACCTGCAAGCGTGGCGACGTCTGTCATTTTCATTCGTCTGACTCCACCACGTTAAAAAACTCTTTCACCTTGCCCTCCAGCCCGGGAAACGCCCCGCTTTCAGTCAGTGTGTTTACAATTGTATCAGCAAGTGCCTCTTCTGGCAAGATATCCATGTCGAACAACACTTTTACGCTGTCAACCAGAACCTTGCCCATGTCGGCCCGTTCTTTTGCAGTCGGCTGGAATAGCGGACGCCACGTCCAATGCAATTCAGGCGGGCGATTGCCCAGCGCCGAACGGATCAGGCATTCGTTCAGGATTTCCATTGCTGGATCAAGATCGAGCGTCTGCATGACGCGGACCCGATCAAAATAAACCTTCTCATCGCCCGCGCCGGTAGCGTTCATACCTGCCGCCGCAATGCCGAATAGCCGGGTCATCGGAACGCCCGCCGCCGCCGATACCATCTGCATGAAGCGGTCGATGATGTCAGGCAGCGTGGCGAAGCTGGCGGTTTTCTGGTCGTATGTGTCCTCGGCGTCCATCAGCAGCGCGCCGTTAATGCCCTTCCCGCGCGCCGTCAGGCTGGTCCGGGCAAGGACCACAGCCTCATATTCCGAGCCGCCGCTGCGCAGCCCCTCGTTGAATCCATTGATGCCGATCACGTCCACCTTGGCTTCAAACACCAGCGATGCGACGTTGGCGATTGTGGCGTCAAGATTCCGCACGGCGCTGATCGTGGCGTTCAGCGTACTGTCACCCCATCCGGGATGTGCGGAATATCTGTCGTCCGGCACTTCCTCGCCCATTGCAATGACAAGGCGGCTCGGGTGGATTTCAACAGACGCGCCGGTAGCCGGATTCATCCGATACATGATCGGTTTGCCAAACCCAGGCAGGCGCGGGTCGCGTTGGATTTCACCGGCGGTAATTTCCGACCGATTTAAGACGGCAAGATATTGCAGCCCACCCTTGCCGATCCGGGCCGGATCCAGTGGCTTCGATGCGTCCAGGTCGCGCGTGCCGATATAGATGGCAGCGCCGCCGAACAACCGGGCGCGTTTGAGGTTTTGCATCGTCTTGCCCTGCAAACCCAGCCGCTTTTCCTCAGCCTCGATTGCTGTGATTTGTTCCGCGTCGGCCTGCCATTCCCGCCACTCGCGGGTCGCATCCTCTGCGGGCAGATCCACCACGTTGCGCGCAATCGCGCTGGTGCGGTACATGGCGACAAGCTGGTCATCGGCAATCGTGGTGTTGTGATAGTAACTGTGCGCCGCCTTGTCCCGGTCTGTGCCGAGATTGGCGACGATGTTGCGCAGGCCGTCCATGATACTCATATTGTTCCAGCCCATGAATTGTTTACGCCCGACAGCATATCAAACGCGCGAGTCGCAGCGTCGATCTGGTCTTTGAACTTGCCCATCGGGAACGTCGCAGCTTCGTCCAAAAAGTCACCATTCCAATCGCCTGCCACAATGTCCACGTTTCCGGCTTCAACCTGTGCCGCCAGGGGCATTGCGCGCGTTTCTTTGTCGCCCGTTTCAGGGCTTGACGTGTAACTGTAACCCATCAGCGCGGATTTGAGAAGATGTAAAGCCCATGATTTACCGGC